ATGCTTACCACTCTCATCTATCGAAGCCACCTGCGAGCTGATGCACCAATTCAATCCATTATTGATATGGTCAATCAAGCTAATTACCGAAATGAACGTGCGGGGGTAACTGGTGTTTTACTTTTCAATGGGATTCATTTTTTACAGCTCCTAGAAGGTGAAGAAGCAGATGTAATGCAAATCTATAAAAAGATTTGCCTGGATACACTTCACTTTAACATTGTAGAACTCTTATCCGATTATGCCCCTTATCGACGATTTGGCCGCTCAGGCATGGAATTAATTGATATAAGACTATTCAGTAAAGACGAGTGTCTGGACAGGGTTCTTCAACGTGGAACAACCCAACATAAATTGCTTTACAATGACAGAGCTTTAAGGTTTTTCCGTACATTTATAGATTCAGCTGAGACTGATAGCTATTATGAACTTCCTGATAGTTTCAGTTGGTTTTTTTCATCTGATGAAATAGATGTATCATCGGTTAGTCCAGCTATAGTCGAAAACATGCATGCAGTTATAGACCCTCTCGCTGGCCAGATACATTCTTTTGTACTGAGTGCAAAATCAGACAAAGACAACATAACAGCTAATAATTTACTTTTTGATTTGGAGTCGAAGAGAGATTTATTAAAAACCGCAGGAAAATTAATCACCTCTTCACAAAGAGTATCAATAACACTCCTGCCTTTAACCTTACTCAGAGTACCTGATGCGATCAAGCTATTGCTCGATTACATTCGAGACAGCAACTTGTATCCAGAACAAGTTATAGTTGAGTTTTCAGAGAGCGAAATAATCCCAGAAATTGATGAGTTCGCGCATTCAGTGCAGATGCTCAAAAGTTGCGGTTTATGCGTTGCCATTAATGACTTTGGTGTGGGCAGTGCAGGTTTATTCTTTCTTTCGAAATTCCAGCCTGAGAAGCTAAAAATACACCCTCAACTGATCCAGAATATACATCAAGACGGTTCTAAGCAGGCGATACTACAAAGTTTAATTCGCTGCTGTGAACTTTTAGAGATAAGAATTTGTGCAACAGGTGTCGAACTTCCAGAAGAATGGATGTGGTTAGAATCCGCTGGGATATTTTGCTTCCAGGGCAATCTTTTTTCAAAATATGATAAAAGTGGTTATTTAAAGATCTTCTGGCCTAACTCAAACGAGTTAAATAATGAATAGATAATCCAAATCAGGGGATCCGCATCCGGTTTGAACTGGAAGGTAAAACAAACGATTTGGCTCTGTTCAATATGGCCTTGGACAGTAATATTCGAGGCTGTAATCTGGTCAAACTCAAAGTATCTGATGTTGCATATAGTTGCTCTGTTTCAAACAGAGCAACGGTGCTGCTACAGAAAACCGGTAGCCCTGTGCAATTTGAGATAACCAAAGCGACAAGAGAAGCTGCTACTGCATTGATAAAGCTTGGCAAATCGCTTCGCCATCATCCATGATTAGCGCCCTGCGCCTGAACTTTGCGAACTGCTTCCGTGCACCGGACAGGATAAGCAGTACCTGCTCTCCATTTCCGCTTGTGACGTTGTATCAGTCGAAATATCTGAAGTGCGCTATTAAAGTAATGGCAAATGCTGCCGATATGTTACTTACCTGCGTCATGAACGCAGGATTGATAACAAAGCCAAGGAAATTATACCCGCTCCCGTGCGGGCTTTTTCATGGGCTGCATTTACACAGGGCTTTCATCATCGTCTGTGCTGTTGATGAAGAAAGTCACTCTGCCCAGGACTTCGACCTCTTCCGCTGCGTCGCCCTCTATCGCTTCGCCATCTTCCATGATTAAAGCCCGACCCATGACCCGAGCAAACTGAGTGCGGCCGCCGGACAAAATCAGCAGAACCTGATTCTGCACCAATCGGGTAACAGGCTCGATCACCGCAAACCCGGATGACGTTTCCAGGATGCGGGTATCGATGCCAACGCCGCAGATCAGCTCCGGCGTTAGGCGCCGCTCGACATAGTCGGTTGCTGGCGAGACGAACCCCATTACAAGACCCTCCCCATATTGCGCAGCATCCATAGGCGGTTCTGGCTACCGTCCGGCGTCTTGTCTACGAAGCAAGTCTGGTACTGCTCGATCCATTCATTCGCATCAGCCTGGGTGAAATGCCAGTTCCTGGCGCGCAGCTCCCGTATGAAGTCTTCTGTATGAAGGCACTGATACCCTTTCGGGTTTAGCTGTATCGCCGCGGTAAAAGCCGCGTTAATGTCTGATTTGCGGGGCATGGTGACCTCTCATTTATTATCACTGTGTATTTATACAGTAGTTTTAAAGAGGGTCCAGGGCAAGGAGGCTGTGCCTATTGATAATTACTGCTGAATATCCTGCTGGGTTTCGTGCTCTGCGGCTTCCAGCGCTTCTTCAGCGGCCTGTCTGCGCTGATTCCAGATGCTGTCCACCGGCATCTCCACACGGACAGAGACGAACTGATCGAACGGGATATCAACCGGGTCGCCTTCGGAAATCCCGGAGATCTCATTTCTGGCGAACGCCGGAGCATCAGGGTGGGTACGGTGAAAGGTTTTTACCAGCACTGAGCCGTCCGGGTTAACTTTATAATCCAGCCAGATAAGCGGCTGACGGTTACGGTCTTTGGGTATATCGAACCCGCCATCAACCCCACCCCAGGCCGCATCTGAATTCAGCCCTATGCAGCCGCTTATCAGATACTCCCCGACGTCCAGTCGCTCGACTGCGCACCCCTCAGATTCTTCGTTGCATACTGCGCGGCCGTCATGAAACAGGCGGATGACTGGCGAGGCTGCTTTTAAGGTTCCATCGGCAGCCTGGGTCGTATTCCCTGAGTGATAGAAATTAACCCTCCACTCTTCAGACGCACCAAAGCATGCAACCCCTACAACCTTCCTGTCTCGGTTGAAGTAGTTGATCATCCTGATTACTGAGAGGCCGCCTGTTGCAGCAGATGAAGCCCTGAGAACGTGCTTGAGTTCCACGCCTGAGCCACCATACCCGGTGTTCCCGTCATAATATGCGTAATGAGCGCCCTTCTCCTGAGCTGACGTCGGGACAGTAACGACGGGATCACCTATTCCCAGCGTATCGCCCACCGTTATAACCTGCCCCTTCGCTGCGCCAACATCCTTTTTGGCGGCCGTGCCCAGATCCGAAATTTCCGCAGCGGTCAGAGTAATGCTGTCTTTTCTGTTTGCCATGATTTAAATCCTTACGCCCAGACGCGAGCCGGTGTTTTCGGTGTAACCACAAAGTCGTTAAGCCCTGATAAATCGAGCGAGTCATTCATGACCCGCAAATTGACGTGATAGCCGGGTTCGGTGGTGTACTTGATAACTTCGTTTTCTTCACCAGGATTGATAACTTCAGCAGGGACAGTGATAACGCCGACGATATCCAGGCTGATATTCGGGTGATAAAAGCTGCGCTGCCCCTCATCATCCACAAACCCCGCCGCGATTAACTGCGTGCGCATTTCGTCGGCGTCGTTAAAACGCAGATATACATCTCTCATTAGCGGAGTCCATTAATTTGGTTAAGAGTCAGCATGCGGTGCCAGATACGGAAGTTGCGAATGTGATACACAACATTCTGGTGGCTCTGAATATCAATACTGGTTGGTTTAGAGGCCGGGTTTGTTGGTGCCATCGTTCTGTTGCTGGTCTTCCCATCAAAATACATACTGTTTGTATTAGTGACGTCAACAGATTGCACATAGACTTTGCTGGAAAACGGATATGCTATAGCCACCGATGGTCCGCTCCCGCCAATGTAGGAGTTAATGGTGGATGATACCGCCCTGAATATAATATCGTTGTTGGAACCCCCAACCCTGATAAGGTCAGCGTAACCATTGCCAGGTGTAATATACCTATTAACAGCAATCTCAAATGCCAGCGTCCTGTTGAAAAGATCACCAATTGCCTGATATCCAATATTACCAGACGGTTGCAACGAGAGTTTATCGCTGGCCCTTGTTACAGCCGATGCGCCGGTGGGAATATAGCTGGTTGCTACTGCGTTCTTTTCACATTGGACAGTTTGTATGAAAAGTTCCGAGCCTACAGGAATTGTTCCAGATTTAGGCATAAAATAGATTCGTCCGACATATGCACCATCAACTGGAGCTTTACAGGTAACGGTCCCGTACATATATCCATCTGGTCCAGGTCTACATGTCGCATTTACAATGCTTGCGTTCGGGCTGTTGCCCACTGAGCCATCAAAGTATAAGCCGACTTGCCCCTGATTCGTCCCGCTGGGGGCGTCAAAGCGGAACAACATAAAACCATCTGTATATGCACTCTTGAATCGGCAAGATATGGTTATAAAGTCACCGGTTACACAAGTGATGGCCGAACTAGCTAATACAGTAGCGTTATTCATGCCCGTGGCAGTGATGACACCGTCAAAGGTTTTTGCCTGCGTCGCTCCGTCTGTGATAGTGCTCCTGGTCCCAAAGCCAACCGCTACGCCGCTCCATTTAGATGGATCGTCACTATTCAAAATATAATTTGAGCTGGACCCCTCTATTAATAACCCCTCACGCTCAAAACGAGGTTCGTTAATATCAGCGGTCTGCAATACACCGGATTTGTCGATATAAGTCGCAATCGTTGAGCGGGTAAAGGTCCCTGACTTAGTTGCAAGCTCCAGCACCTGCCCGGAAATTATCTGTTTGTCAAAAGGTGCAAACCCGGCATTCAGGCGCAGGTCATCATTGAGCGGCAACCAGACATCAGGGAACGGGGCTGCCTCATAGGGTACAGACGTCAGCTTTTGCGCTGCGGCCAGTGATGCTGCGGCACTGCTGGCGCTGGCTCCTGCATTGTTTTCTGAGGTCTTTGAATTGTCTTCTGATGCTTTAGCCGCCGCCTGTGAGGCTGCTGCTGCAGCTCTTGCTGATTCAGAAGCGGCTGCACTGTTGGCGGCTGCGTTCTTTGAAGAGTTCGCGTTCGTCTCGGAAGTCTTTGCATTCTTCTCTGATACTGCCGCCGCAGCAGCACTGTCTCCTGCCGCCATCGCCTGAGCGCTTAGCTTCGACCAGCTGGGGCCTGTCTTTTTCGATCCATCTGCCAGAGTTACGGTGACGTCACCGGCACCCGATAAAATCAGGTCCTGGTTGGCGATATCAATTTGCGCCTGGCGAAAACCTTCCGTGACAGCTTTCGCTAAATCGTCGGTTATCGTAGCCATTCGTGATGTCCTTAAAATAAAAAAACCCAGCCGGAGCTGGGTTGGAGGTTCTTAGGGTATAGGGATTAGGAGAAGGAGCCGGTACCGCGAGTCACGGTCATTGTTGCAGCAGTGATTCTCATTGTAGCGTTGCCAGAGCTGAGAACGATACTGGCTTCGATGCGCTGCCCGCCCAGACCAGTAACCGCATGTTTTGCGGAGAACCATACCCCACCTACAGGAACGTCATAAGTGAACGTTCGAACGTTGCCTGCAATAGTCACCTGAACAGTGGCCACAACTGCGCCTACGAGTCCTCTCACATATATTAGAGAATCCACAATCGCGTTTTTACTTAAAACGCTATTACTGGAGTCCATATAGACCATTGGTATGCTTGTTGAAACAGCGCTATCTGATCGAGCACTGGCATCCGGGTACACCCCTGTGTTAGCAACGTCACCAACAAAGGATGTCGCTTCCACAGAACCTTTAAAACTCCCACTGGTCGCCTCAACTCTGCCTTTAAAAATCCCGTCAGTGGCATAGATCGTCCCGCGAACTGTCACGCCGTTAAACGTCGCATACCCGGATTTATTGATATGCCAGCCGACATTGCCGGTCCCGTCCCAGTTGCTGGACTGGATGTAATTCCCGATCTTGCCGTTGTCGATGGAACCGTCCTGGATGAACACCGAACGCATGAACATCTGCCCGCCGGTCGAAGCAAACACCAGTTCTTGCCCGTTCGTCGTCGGGTTATACACCGCGAACGTATCGGCAGAAATCAGGAAGTTTGATGCACCTGTGCCGTCAATGCCCAGCTGGATACCCGCGATGCGTTTAATGCCGTTCGCCTCCACCTGGACTTTAACGCCCCACTGGGCCGAGAGCTTGCCGTTGATGTCAGCAACAGCCTGGCTGGTCGTCTGGACTGCGGAATTGGTATCACCAATTTCAGCCTTTACCTCCTGGATGCTGCTAGCCGTAGCGCTCTTCAGATCTGCCGCAGCTTTATCAATGCGCGTAATCGCTGCAGTGGTCGTCTGTCCGTTGGTTTCAACAGTTGCCTTGAGCGAGGTGACCTGCTCCGCCACGGCGCTTGTGGCATCCGCAGCGGTCTTCCTGACCTCGGTGATCTCGGCCATCGTTTTCGTTTCGCCAACGGCAAACGTGACTCGCTGATCAGAGAAAGCCATGAAGTTGGCGAGAGCGTTGCTGACGTTGCCGACAATACCGGCGTCGCGGCTGGCCGTGTTACCGTCCACATCCACTTTCAGGCTGTCGATACGACGCCCCAGCGCGCTGTCACCATCCGTACGGGCCGTGGTTTCCGTGCTGATGGCAGCTGTGTTCTTGTCGGTTGCCGCCTTGACCTCAGCCAGCGCGGTAGTCTGGGCTTTATTATTATCAGCGACGGCTTTATCGATACGCGTGATATCGCCGGTATTTTTCCCGACGGTGGTCTGCAGGCCCGACAACGTAATGGCCTGTGCTTCCTGCTCAGTCGTCAGCGTTGCCAGTTCCTGAGTCACGCTGGCTTTGTTGGCGTTAACGGTCGCTTCCAGCGCCGTCCGGGCTGTCACCTCCGCTTCCTGCGCCGTGATGCGCGCCTGGCGTTCGGTGTAGAGCAAGCCCGAGGCCAGCTTCGACGGATCATCCCCGGTGTAGCCGCCCCGGATCTGCGCCGCCAGCGTCTCGCGCGCTGTGGCTTCCGCCTGGTCGCCCTGGACACGGGCTGTCGTTTCTGCCTGAAGGGCCGCCATCCCTGCACCGGGAGTAGGCCGTCCGAGCGCCACCCAGTCAATCAGGTAGTAGTTCGTCGCATCCTGCCTGGTGGACAGATCCAGCCTGAACTGATTCATCGTGGCTTCAGTCAGCCAGGGGATATTGTCGAACTCCAGCGTGGCGATCCCGTTCGCGTCATAAGCAGGCTCGGCGACGGTGACCATATTGGTGTCGTTGAAGCCACCGGTACCCCGCCACCGCAGCTGCCCAGCCCAGCCCGGTGCCCCGAACTTCCTGATACGCAGTTTAACGAAGCGATAGGACGAAGAGTTAACACCCAGTGAACCGGGAGACGCCACCCACGGATCGGTGGCATGGTTCGCCGGGCGTATCCAGCCGTCAACGATGGTCGGGGTCCCGTTCCCGGTCCAGCCCTCCACTGTCGAATCGAAGTACCAGATTTTGGCCGGGTCGAACTGCGAACCGGTGCCAGCAGAAATCTGCCCAATCTGCTGCGCCAGTGACTCGGTGGTGGTCTGGATCGTCTGATTGACGTTGCTGATATCCGCGACGCGCTCGTTCTTCTCGGTCAGCAGCGCCTGGGCGCGCGCCGTTGCCTCGTCGGTGATGGCTTTCTTACGGTCCGCGACCTCCTGTGCCAGGCCCGCTTTGGTTGCCGCCGACTCTGTCGTAACTTTGCTGATGTCGTCGCGCGCTGACTGAATATCGTCGCTGAGATCGGCGATATCCGCGGTGAGTTCCTTATAGGCGTCTGTCTGTTTGATCTGGTTGTCGATATCCACCAGGTAATCAGCTGCAACCGAGCTGCTGCTGCCCTGAATGAAGTCAGTCCAGGCCGACTGGTTACCGGTACGGTCGATAAGCCGCGCGCGGTACCAGAATCCTACTCCGGCTTTCAGGCCCAGCTGCTGATACATGTGTTGCGGATAAGGAACATCCGTAAGCAACATCGCATTCGTGCCAGCTGCATCCGTGGAATACTGAATCTCCGTCTGCAGGGTATCCGCTGTATTTGCAGGAAAATCCCAGTCCAGCTGTACGCCCCAGAGTAATGGCGTGGTCCGAAAGTTAACGGGTACCGGCGGCGCCCCTGTTTTACCTGTTAACGTGACTTCGAGCGATGTGGCCCAGCTCGAGGAAATCTCGGCTGCATTGATGGCCCGGACGCGCACAAGATAGCGACCGGCATAAATGGCAGCCACCTCAAACGAGGTGGTGGAGCTGCGCGGTACGTTTACCCAGTTTCCGTCATTGCGGCGCCACTGAGCCTCATAGGCAATGGCGTTCGGTGCCGGGTCCCAGCTGGCGCGCATGGTTTCGATGCTTATCCCCTGATTCACCATCGAGTAGGAGCTGATGACAATGTTTCCCGGAGCAAACTGGTTACCGGGAGGGATCATGCTTACCGGACGCTGGTCAATGATGGCGCCAGTATCAATACGGGCATACTTGTCTGGATCATGCCATGCTCCGGCAATCGAGAATGTGCCATCGTTATTATCTTTGACGCTTATAACCCGGTACTGCTGGGCGTAGAGTTCGTCAGATTCCACCACCCAGACGCTTTCTGCCTGCGGCGTTTCGCTGTATGCCGTGCTGACCGTTACGGCCTTGCCATTTACCGCCTGAATGGTACG